AGCAGGTGCATGTTTTCTTGCTGGTAATTCTTCAACGATATTTTTACTCATTGGAAAACTTCACTACGACTTTTTTCTTACCTTGTATTTATTTATGAATTGTATTCCCCAGCTACTTCCAGGTACTAATGAAGCAACATACTTAAGATGTTTATCTGTACCAACTAGTCTATTATCTGAAGAAACACCAGATATAGTAGTTCCGTTTACTACTGCTTCGGTTACATCCTTAATCCACGATTTAAACATTATATTATCTTCTGTTACACAGATCAAATGATTCGCACCTCTACGAATAATTCTACCAATTAAACCAGTATTTACATTTTCAACTTTAGTTCCTATATCAAAAACTTCCTTTTTAATGTATGCTTCACGTAAGTTTTCTGGATCATCTTTAGGTGCTATTTCCCATATGTTCCAACACTCTTTAACTTCATCAACACCCATTCCCTGACGGACAGTATCAAACAATGTCATTGCTTGTTTTCTAGGAACATCTTCAGGAAGACCAGAACGGAAAGTTTTAAAATCACCTTCCATTGCCGCCAATCTCATCCTTGATGAAGATAAACCTTCTACACCATCAGAATCAGGATCTCTTTCCCCAGAAGATATAACTTCTAATCCTTCAAAATCATATAAAGTCCCATTATAGTTTTGAGATAGTTTATCAAATTCCTTTACTCTATCATCACCAGCAACTATTCTTACATTTGCATACCCATCATTATGAGCTTTCTTTAAAACATCGAAGATAGTTCTATTACCAGTATCATTAATAATTCTCTCACTATGTTGAGGGAACATCTGCCTCATCATAGAAATCTTAGTATCAGCATCTAATGGATTCTTCTTTTTATCATTACTACGAGAAGGAACAATAATATAATCACTCTCCTGTTCTTCAGCAGAAGCAGCAGCAATATCCATTAATTGTTGATGACCTGCGTGTGGTGGATTAAATCTACCGAATGCAAGTGTTAATGTTCCTTTAGTTTTAGGAACTGGTGGAGGTCCAGCAGCAAGATCAGGACTCTGAACAGGTAAAGGTTGTTGCTCTTGTTCAGGTGCTACTTCCTGTTCTGGTTGTTGTTCTTCAGGTGGAGCCTGAGTATTAGGTGATGATAGATTCTTTTCTTTCTCGGATTGTGCTGGATCTTGAGCACCTACCTTTTGTCTCTTATTATAAAATTTTAATTTACCCTTTTCGGTCTTTGCAACAAACTCTCCAGTAGACCTATCATACCACCCACCATGACCATCACCCTCTAATCCTAAACGGGCAGCTTGCTGAGTAGCAGTAGTTTCAGTTAAAAATTGCGAAAAAGATTTCATCAGTTTTTTATTAATTTTTTTTCTATTGATTGCTTATTAGCAACAATATAATTTAATATTTTATTTTCCTCCACCTTATATTTATCATCTTTCTTAACCGTTAAGCATAAATGCACAAAAGCAATAAAATTTTCAAACTTATTACCACGATTTTTCTTTAATTTTTTAAACTCAATAATGAGTTGATCTATCAAATTATTCATTATTCAACTAAGAAATCAAGACTACGATCTATATCTACAGGTGATCTAGCAGGTCTTTGAGTTATCTGAAGTGCTGTAGTAAATCTATAATTAGATATGGGAGTACTACCACCTCTTTTTGTTCTTATTCTTACTCTTAAACCTGGTGTAAATTGTGGAACATCTAATCCTGCTGGATTTGATGCCATATAATAAAGTCCATATCCACCCACTTGAATATAATAAGTTCCCTTAGCAGCATAATAACTATGTAATGCTGATGATGGTATTGCTAAAAATTTATCAGCAAACTTTCTATAATCCTCAGTTACCATTGCTTGGGTAAATTCTGCTGGTATTACCGTTCCTTTATTTGGAGCACCTTGAACTCCCCATACTCGATTTACAAAAGGTTCGACACCAACAGAACGTAATAATCTTCTCATCTCATCTGCTGCTACAGTATTAGCACCACCTAAAGACCAAACACCTTGACTATAATTTAAAGATCCTTGACCATAATCAGTTGCTAAATTCAATTTAACTTCTAATTTATGTGCGGTTCCACCATATGTGAACATTCCGTCAGGAGCACTAGCATTAGATCCTGCAGGAGAAAATCCAGCAGGAACATATCCACCACTTTTTAATTTATTGTGGACTCTACTCTCGTAAGCAAATCCCTGCTGCCCTGCCATTTAAATACTTTTCAAGTATTTATTTTAGCCCTGAAGTTACCTTTCTCCATCCAAGCACTAATAGCAGCATCATACTCAGCAGTATGTTTAAATGCTTCTAACATAAATTGCGTTCTTAAAGTCTCAGGTTTAATTGATATATTACCTTTAATTGAATCTAAGTAAATACCATACTGATGTGGATTAGTTAATACAGCAACATCCTTATAATTCTTTGCTGCTGATCTTACCATACTAGGACCACCGATATCAATATTCTCTATTGCTTCAGCAAGAGTTACATCTGGTTTAGCAACTGTCTCTTTAAATGGATATAGGTTTACTGCAACAATATCAATCAATCCAATACCATTTGCTTCACGATCTATATCGTGTGAAGGATTGCCACGTTGAGCAAGAATACCACCATGAATTTTTGGGTGTAAAGTTTTTACTCTTCCATTAAGAATCTCAGGTGATCCAGTATAATCAGAAACCTTAGTTACAGGTATTCCTTCTGCTGCTATTACAGAATGAGTTCCACCACTTGAGATAATAGTATATCCAGCACGAACTAATCCTTCTGCAAAATCTACAATACCTGTTTTATCTGAAACACTTAATAATGCGTAGTAGTTCATACATCACCTTCTTGTCTGTTTTCTGAGTAGTGAACATCAAACTCTCCACCAGGATATCTTGCTTTTAACTTCTCTACATTCATCTCAATAATTTCATTGAAGTCTGTATCAAGTGCCATACATGCCTGTGCAACATACCACATAATATCTCCAAGTTCTCTCTTCATATGAAAGATGTTCTCATCATTCACAGGTTTACCTTGAAACACCATCTTCTTTACTACCTCAGTGAACTCACCACCTTCGGCACAAATTCCAAGAGCAGCAGTTAAAAGACGATGAACAGGTATTCCATCAGGGTCTTTCTGAATCTCAAAACATCTAGAATTAAATGCAATATAATCCTTTGATTCTTGAGATGTTACTGCATCTACAAACTCAGTATACTTTTCAGTATCTACTTGTTTACTCATTAATTTATTATCTTTCCTTATATTATACCTTATAATAAAAGATTGTCAAATAAATTAGAACCAAATATGATTAATATAAACATATTTCACACCTTCTATAACTTTTTTTCCTCTATGAATATATTCCCAGTGAGAAGGAAAAATAAGAGTTTTTCCCTTTTTAGGTTCTATTGTAAAAGTTTGAAATTCAGTTTCTCCTCCAATATAATCATCATTTAAATAAGTAATTGTAGATAATTGTCTTCTCTGAGTACCATTAACAACAATACCATCTACCCAATCATCAGTATGCCACTCATAATCATTTCCAATATTATACCTAGCAATTTTTTCATCAGCATAAAAACCACCTTTACATTTTTGCAACCCATGAATAAATTGTTTTTTATGTTCTAGATCTAAACTTTCTACATAAGAATCAAATATATTATTCATAGGTGGAGAACTTTTAAATCCAGTAGTTCCACTCATTATTACATCTCTATTTTGCCTAGACATACTTCGGTTATTTTTATCAGCTAATAACCAATCCTCACTAACATTTTCTTTCCAAAAAATATCTAAGTCTTCCTGAGAAAAAACATAATCATAATATATAAATTTATTAATCATTTCTTTTGTACTTCAATATAATAATTCCTAGATTCCTTATCTTCACTCGAATAAAATTTTATCAATTGAAGATCATTTTCTTCCAACATAGATTTAAAAGTTTCTACATTAGAACCATTCCAATTTTCCATTAACATTATAGAACCATCATCTGTTAGATATTCTCCAACTTGACTATAAAATTTCTTATGAACTTTCCAATCTAAGTCTTGCATCTTTCTATCTTCATGCTGAGAATGATTCCCAACTATAGAAATATCTTCAGAAGGAATAATAACATTAAAATGAGGAGGATTACCTACAATTAAATCAAATTTTTGTTTAGGAATATTATCAAAATTATCAGATAAGTAGAAAGAAAAATCTATATCATTATCTTCAAAAGTTCTTCTCATTACTAATTCTGCTTCTGGTGCAATATCACTAAAAGATACAGTTTTTGATAATCCCGTTTTCCAAATACCCAATCCATAATATCCAGGTCCACAAAAACATTCTAAAGCATTATCAAATTTTCTTCCTTGTGCAAATTGATGAAATATATTAACAGCTTCTTGACAGGTTTTAAGTCCAAATCCATCAGTTTCATTTGAGGTACTAACATCTAAACCTGCGATATCAATTGTTTGTATATTCATTTAAAAGTAAATCCAGCAAATGATTCTTTCTTAGACTTGAATTTTTCAGCAGTACTATTATCATACTCTTCATCTTTACCACTATCAGAAATATCATTTTGTGCATTTTGTTCTACATCATATAATCTCATCTTTGCCCTATCAATACCCACCACAAATCTCTTAAAGATAGTAGGATCATTATACCTATTCTTCAATTGTTTGACCATTATTTGATTTAAACCCTCCAACTCTTCTGTAGAAATAAGGGCAAACATAAGGTCAGCAGTAGCAGGGAGTC